ACTACCTAGCACCCCAAGCTGGTACGATTGTGCCACCCGCTGAGAACAAGGGTAACTTCAAGGCTGGTGGCCTATTCCGTACTAACGCACAATCCCTCACAGCAAATACAACCATCCTAGCTACAGAGAACGCCAACGTAACTGGTCCGTTTACTGTGGCTTCTGGTGTTACATTAACCGTTGAAAGCGGTGGAACATTGGTGACGCTATGAGTACATTAAAAGCAGATACCATACAAAGTACAAGCAGTGGTGCGGCTACGTTGACTAAACAACATGCGGCGAAAGCGTGGTGTAAATTTGGTCCTGATGCGCAGCCTGATGACAGTTTCAACATTGCCTCTGGAACAGATGTAGCTGTAGGACAATGGAGATTTGCAAAAACAAACGCAATGTCTAATGCTAATTATACTATGACTTCAGCTTCTGGTAGGTCTATTGCCGCCTTTGTCACAGGCGAGGATAGTGCCGCTATAGAAAGTACAGCAAATCATGCACACTCAAAATATTCTGAAACTAATGGTTTTGCCGATTTTGCTGGTGATGGCTATGGTATGCACACAATTCACGGAGACCTAGCATGAGTGAGATACTTGTAAACAAACTCACTGGAACAAGCACCGCTGGGTCTATCCTTGTAACAGGTGAAGGTAATAGCACTACCACTAACTTGCAGCAGGGGTTGGCGAAGCAGTGGGTGTATTTTGATATGGCAAGTACCACTGCCGTAGATTCGCTGAACACGAGTAGCTTAACCGATGGCGGTACTGGAAAATTTGTAGTAAATATAAACAATGACTTCAACAACACAAGTTATACCGTAAATTATACTGGAAACGGTTACGCAAGTGACACTTTTCCTGCAAATGTGACATGCGTTGCAAAAATTAGTTATGAAACAACCACCACAACTGGCTTATATGACACTATTTCTTATGGCGGGTCTGCTCTTGTAGATAGTAAATATAATTACTGTACAGCACACGGAGACCTAGCATAATGGCACTAGGAAAAATTAAAGCAGATACCCTAGAACACAGCACCGCTGGGTCGCTTGATACGCAGTACGTTGTGCAGGGTAGTGCAAAGGCTTGGGTGAATTGGAATGGTACAGGCACAGTCGCAATAAGAGACAGTTTTAATACGGCTTCAATAACTGATAACGGCACTGGTGATTACACAACAAATATTTCTAGTGCTATGGGTAATGCTAATTATTGCTATACAGCTTTAGGCGGCGATACGTCAGGTTCTTTGTCTGTTAGAATTGAAAATGCAAGTAACAGAACAACAACAACTATTGATTTAATCTCATATGATACAAGCAACGCGCAATTGGATATACAAGATGTAAATAGTTTATTTCACGGAGACCTAGCCTGATGAACACACCTGAATTTCAAGGCACACACCTGTTTGACAGGCTATGTTGGGCAAAGGAAAACCTAGACGGTGTACAGTCTGACTATCGTGTAGTCTATGAGGACAGCGTAGATGAGTGCGCTAAGATACTTGTGCCTGACCCAAACTGGATGGCTTGTGCGCTACAGGGCGGTATCTTACCACCTGTATGGGTATACCATGAATTAGCTAGAGATGAGGCAATGCCTACTTTTACTAAGCATACTCGTGGATATTTACTACATGACACAGAGCCTATGCCAGCCATGACTGAAGAAGAGGCTATAGAATATCTAATTATGAAAGATTGCCCACAGCATGTGTGGCGCAATTGGGATACAGGCAACAAACCTAAACTGGTTATATGCCGTAAAGAACAACTTCCGGGTACACGAGAGTGGCGCAATGCTTGGAAGATTACTGAAGAACTTAGCGTCACTGATTTAGCAGCCTAAGAGGAGAAACCTAATGGCACAAACATACATCGTAGACAAGGACGGGAATCAGATTGATGCCTCAACAGCAACCGTACCTTCTGACCGTCACTTCCGTGGTGCATGGTCATTGGATGGCACAGTTATATCAGAAGATGTAGCTGCAGCCAAAGTAATCTTCAAGGACAAAATCCGTGAAGTACGTAAGCCACTGCTTGATGCAGAGGATGTCGTGTATATGAAGGCACTAGAAGCTGATGACGCAGATGCAAAAGCAGCATCAGTAACTAAGAAGGGCAAGTTGCGTGATGCACCAGCCGCTTCTGCAATTGGTAGTGCAGACACAATTGCTAAACTCAAGGCAGCTTGGGACACATCTGTGCTGGGCGATAGCCCTTACGCATAAGGAGATAGACGGTGGCGTTAACTAAAATACTTGCTGGTGGGATGTCTAGTGGCATAACTATGGCTGACCAATTTAGATTAACAGCTAGTCTTACAAGTTCTGGAACTCTTACTAACTGGGAGCGTCCTACAGACGCTAACGGCAACAATATGCGTTTTGCCCAACTTAGCACAGGCATGACTCAATCTAGCGGTATATTTAGTTTTCCAAGCACAGGTTATTATGTTGTTTATGTAGCCAGTGAACTTTTTGCAACGAGTGGTGACGGTGGAGTGTTTATAGAATTGCAAGTTACAGAAAATAATAGCAGTTATGTGACAGCCTCAATATCATCCGCTGAAGGTAGCTCTTCAGGCGATAGTAGAGGCAATGGTTCTATGATGAATCTTCTGAACATAACAGATATAACTAACCAAAAATTTAAAGCTGAAGCTAGTAGTATTAGTTCTGGTTCTTCTATTCTTGGCGACGCAGATTACAATAGAACAGCAATTACGGTTTTAAAAGTAGCAGATTCGCAATAAGGAAAAACGATGCCATACATAGGTAAATCCCCAGCAGTAGGTTTCCGCAATCGCTTTGTATATCAAGCGACAGCAGGACAGACTAGCTTCAGTGGCAGTGATGCCGACAGTAAGGTGTTATCCTATCAGGATAGCCTGTACATGGACGTGTATCAGAATGGTGTCCTACTCAAACCCGGTACAGACTATACAGCCACGACAGGTACAACAATGGTACTGGTCACAGGGGCATCCCTCAATGACGTAGTTGAGATGGTTATCTATGACACATTTTCTGTAGCCAACAGCTACACTAAGGCAGAGGCTGATACACGCTATCCATTCTTAGGCAATGACAGCATCATCCGTACCAATGGGCAGACCATTACTGCTGACATCACAATCAGTGCGACAACTAACGGTGTATCGGCTGGGCCTATTACACAGAGCAATGCCACAGTCACTGTTAACGGATATTGGAGTATCGTATGACCAGTGTATTGAATGTAGATACTATTGCAGATAAGGCTGGCACTGGCCCTGTCGGGTTGACTAAGCAACACGCTGCGAAGGCGTGGCTTAAATATGACCAAGGAACGACTACTGCAATAGATGTAAGTTTCGGTGTCAGCGGAATTACAGACGAGGGTACGGGGGACGCAACCACGGCATTTACAAATTCTTTTTCTAGTGCTGATTTTGCTCACAGTGGTTTTGTCAAAGAAAATGGATTGATTAACTGGAAGTCATGTGCTGCTGGAAACATTAGGTGCGTAACAATAACAACATCAGCATCAAACGCAGACTACGATGAAGTTGCTATAATTTTGTTTGGAGACCTTGCATAATGGCTAGTTTACTTAAAGTAGATGCACTAACAGGTGTAACCACCGCTGGCTCTATTAGCGTTACTGGCGAGGGAAACTCAACCACGACTAATCTTCAGCAGGGGTTGGCGAAGCATTGGGGATGGTTTGATACAAATACCTCTAATACAGTTAGAAACTCTTTTAATAACTCTTCCCTTACAGACAATACAACAGGAAACTACACTGTAGCGGCTACAAATGCTTTTGCGAATATATATAGTTGCGTTGGTTGTTGCACAGGTTCGGCATCAGACCCCAATGTTTCAGGACAAAGCGGTGCTATATATTCCAGTACTACCGCAGCTACTTTTGCGACTCAAGACTATAACGGTTCTACAGGCGATGCCGACTTTAGTTTTCTTAGTACGGGAGACCTAGCATAATGGCAAGCGAACTTAGAGTAAACACCCTGAAGGATGCCGCTGGGAACAACAGCATTGCTACTAGCTTTGTGGCGGGTGGTAGTGCGAAGGCTTGGATTAATCTGAATGGTCCTACTGGTTCTGCAAGGGATAGTTTGAATTTAAGTAGTGTTACAGACCACGCGAGTGGAGAATTTTCGCCTAACGTATCTTCTGCTTTTGCAAACATAGACTACAGCAACACAACAACTTTTTCATCAAATACCAACCAGCAGAATAGAGCGTACACTTTTATTGGTATGAATCAGTCTGGGGGTAGTGGAACAGCAATAGTAGCACCAACAACTACTGTTTACAGATTTTTAGTTTCTGGAGGTACTACAGTAGGCACGAATTATGATGCTGTTTATATTAATGTGCATACAATGGGAGACCTAGCATGAGTAAAGCAGCAGAACTAGCCGCGCTGATTGGTTCAGGTCAGGCGCAGGGCAATAAGAACCTGATTATTAACGGTGCGATGACTGTTGACCAACGCCATGACGGGTCTTCTTTTACAATAGTAAATGGAAACTCTACAACTGGTGTCATTGCAGACCGTTTTAGAGTTAATGAAACCAGTGGAGTAGTAATGACTGGTCAAAGAGTTGCTGATGCACCAGTAGGATTTGAATATTCTAGTAAACTGACGGTAACAACTGCTGACTCGTCTTTAGGTTCTACTGAATTTCATAGAATGATACAGCCCATTGAGGGTAAAAATATAAGTAATTTGAATTGGGGAACCTCTAACGCTAAAACCCTTACGCTAACATTCTATGTAAAATCTAGCCTCACTGGTCAGTATTATATCTCTGTATTTAATAACG